GCTGGGCCGTCGTCGCTTCCATCGTCCCAGCTTATAATGATGCGCGTCGGGCCAGCAAGAGTGAGCTGGGGGGAGGATTGGCTGACGGGGGCAAGCGGGTGGCTCTGGAACTGCGCGGTCGCGGCGAGCTTCGAACTGGCCCATTCGCGCCGCCGGTCGTCCTCAGCGTCGAAGGCGCGGCGGTACTCCTTGAGCACCCGATTGTTCATCAGCGCGGCCAACTCTCGGTGCAGCCGCTGCAGCCGAGGACTGCGGTCGATCACACGCTGCAGCCGAAGCGGATGAACCTTGAGCCGGGTCGCGGCCTCGTCGGTGTCGCCCTGGTTGAGATACAACGCGGTGGCGGCCTCCTCCACTTCCAGAGGGATGTGGGACGGACGGCTGTCATACGGGAAGTGCGGGAGAGGAAGAAACTCTTCGTCCATGTCCGACATGGGATTATCCTTTTTAATCTGTTTTATTATTGTACCACATTGATGAACGGAGCGGAGTCCCGGCCCCGGCACCCTTGAAGGGTGATGGAGGGGGGCCTCGAGCGCGCCGGCAATAGAGCTGCGGCCGCGAGGAGGGGCGCCCTGGCTCGAGCGCCGCACGACGCGCGACGCACGACGCACGACGCGCGACGCACGACGCGCGCCATAGGCATTAACCACAGCGCACAACAAAAACAGCATCGATATCGCCATTGCCCTTGACTAGGACAGCGAATAGGACCATATGGTCGGCCTAAGCGCATTGTGCGCTCGAAAGGTCACGCCATGGCAAAACATCGGTTCTCACAGTTTTTCTCACTCGACAGTCCGAAGGCTATCAAAGCCCGCGCCTATGGTTATATGAACGCCATAAACTACATGGCACCAGCGGCGCTCGCCGGCGTGGGCAATCTTTGCCCTCATGCTTCGCCAGGATGTCTTGCCTTGTGCTTAGGGTGGCACTCTGGACAGGCCGGCATGGTCAAAGGAGGCCGAACCAATGCACTTAACGCCGTTCGGCGCTCGCGACAGGATAAGGCGCGCATGTTCATGCGCGACCGCGCGACATTTTTCGGCGAGCTTATCGCTGGCATCGAACGCGCCAAGCGCAAGGCCGAACGCGAAGGCCTTAAACTCTGTGTCCGGCTCAATGGTGCTACCGATATCGCATGGGAACGCATCAAGGTTAACCCTGGACAATCGATCATTGAGCTTTTCGCCGATGTCCAGTTCGTCGACTACACCAAAAACTATTCGCGCGCCTACAATCACGCCGTCGGCCGCTTTCCCAAAAACTACCATCTGACATTCTCACGGTCCGAAACCAATAGCGATCAATGCGAGGCCATTCTCGAGGCCGGCGGCAATGTCGCTGTGGTTTTTGCCGACCATATCCCAACTCACTATATGGGCCGCGCGGTCTGGGACGGCGATCTCAGCGACTTGCGCCACCTTGACCCGGCCGGCGGCGTCATCATTGGCCTCTCACCCAAGGGTCCGAAGGCGCGTCGCGACCGCAGCGGCTTTGTGGTCCGCTCGCATGCCTGAGATCGCCCTTGGCCTATCCCTGGCGCTCGCCCTATGGGCGATCGCTACGGACCGGATTTGAGGCCTCTTTTTTGCCTCCATGGTGAACAACCGAACTGTTGTGAACCCCTGTACTATCGAGGTATCGGCCCTTCTGTAGGCTACCCCAGAGAAAAGGAGAGGCCTCCGAAATTACCCCCTTTTCTCACGCGCATAATTTGAAGGCCTATACCTAGACGTTTCAGGGTTTCACGACACTTCGGTTATGCAAGTTGACAAGTAAAACTCAAAATGTGAATATCCAGGGCGAATAGGGAACCTCGGAGGCCCAAAACATGAATAACGAAAATGAAATTTCGGCGGAAAAGCCGGCGTTTGACCCGGTGGCGGAGGTCGCGAAAATGCGGGCCAGCGAGCCGGCCGGGCGCAGCGGTCCGAAGCTTTCGCGCATCGAGCAATGCCAGGCCTTGGCGGTGTTGAAAGTTGGACATTTCAGCCATGGCGTCGTGCAGAAGATGTTTGACCTTTCGCCGGCGAGCGTTTCGAACCTGGCCAATTGCACCGCGCGCAAGGCGGGGCGCAGCTGGCATTATCCCGCAGTGTTCCAGGAATGGCGTCGCCTGGGCGAGGAGGCCTTCCTGCGCGCCTACATGACCGAAGAGCTATGGCTGAAAGCCAAGCGCCTGAAATACGAGGCCCCGGCGCCGCTGGACAATCGAACCTTGCGCGGCTCGAATTTTCGCGCCGACAGCAAGTCCTATGACCGCATCGGCTTTTTCGAGGTGTCGGACTGGGTCGCGCGTGTTGACTGGGCCGAGTGTGATCCCGAGACGCCCGAAGAATTGCGCGGGCCGATTGGCTGGCGTTACGCCACCCAGGGCCGTGGCGCTTTGTCGCCCTACCTGAGCCAAGACCCGACCGAGGACGAGCCGCGCTGGATGCCTTGGCGGACCTCGGGCGACGCCTTTGACGCCGCCTATCAAGCCGCCGGCCTCGTCTCTCCTCGGTTTGCGAGGAAGTCATGACCTCATATTGTCCACATATGCGCTACCTTGCCATGGGCCCAGATCAATGGGCGGATGGCGACGGGTTGCGCTTCGCCACCGAAGCCGAGGCGCAGGCCTTCCTAGATCATTACAAAACCGAGCGCGACGACCTCGTCGCCACTCGCATTGTCCCCAGTCCGAAAGAGCCGACCATGGTCTGGTTTTTCGACAAAAACATGATGGGCCAACCGCCACGCAAAATAGTTGGCCGTCCTGGCAAACGGCCGCTAAAACCCGGTTGACAAGGACAATAAATAGGACTACGCCACGGACATCGAACCGAAAGGGCCACGCCATGATGACCGAAGCCGAGATTGCCAACTGCACCGACGACGAACTCGTCCGTATCCTCCAAGCGTTCGGCGGCGTACGCGAGCGCGTCTTAACCGAGATGGGCAGGCGCGTGGCCGACCGCGTCATGCTCGAACAAGCTATGGAGCGCGCGCGCCGCACCGGCTGTGCGGTCCAGCATGACTTTCTAAACCGATGATCCGCATCGTTTACAATCGCCTGCTCGGCGGCTGGTTCGTCGTTCGCGGCCCGCACCAGACCCCGCTCGGCGGCCGCTATCCCACCCGCCAAGCCGCCGAGGCCTCGTTGACCATGCGCGCCGAGCGCCGACGGCTGGACCGTCTCATTCCCCCCGCGATCGACTGAAAGGACACGCCATGACCAAAACCTACCGAATTGGGTTCTATCCAGATTATGCGGGCGGCGTGAGCCGCTGGAAGTTCATTGGGCAGGGTGTTCGCAACAGGAAACGGGCTTTTCGAATTGTCTATTGGCTGCGGCGGCGCGGAATTGCCGCGTTCGCCGAGGCGGCCTGACCATGCCCGTCTTTCTGGTCGTCTACCGCGACGAGCACGGCCCCTACGCCCAGGCCTTCTCCACCCGCGCCGGCGCCGAGGCGTTCATCGCCTCGTTCTCCCGGCCGCAGGATTTCACCCTGGTGTGCACCACGATCGACCAGAGCCTCGCCCTGGTCGCCGATAAGGAAACGCCATGATCGAAGTCCCCGCCATCCACCTCTATTGGACCCCAATCGGGCAAAAGCCCGGGACGGGAACCCATCTCGGCGTCGCGCGCTACACCCAAAACTCGGGCTGGATGTTTCATCCCGACCCCGAACTCAGGGGCAACCACCGGCCCAGCCGGCGCTACTGGTCCTCCTGGGAGGAATGCCTGCCGCGCTGGACCGGCGGCCTCGACGCCACCACCTCGAAACCCGTTTACGAAGGGGAACGCCATGCACGCGCAAACCGAAGCTGAAGAGCCGGCCACCAGCTGGAAGGCCGAGGTCTTGGCCGACTCGAGCGGCCAATACACCTCCAATGCCTTGCGCTTCGCCACCCAGAGCGAGGCCGGCTCATACGCGATTGACCTCTTCAATCGCTGGAGTTCGGTCAAGTCCTGGCGGACGGTTCCGTCCAGCGATCCGGTCACTTATGCTTGGACCGCGGGCCGCCTCGTCCCCCTTAAGCCGGGGAACGTCTCGTGATCTTCTGCCCCTGCAAGACTTACAAGACCGCACGCCGGCGCTACCCGCGCGCCCAGGTCATCGCCCGCGTTGATGGCGGGTTCATGTGCTTCGCGCTGCACGCCGATTACATCCGATGGAAAAGGAACACGCCATGACCATGACCAAAGTCTATACGCGCCATTATCGTGATACTGGCCTGCGAGCCGTCTACGTCGAGTGGTCCGATGGAACGCGAACCGAAGGAACCAAGGGAAACGTGCACATGGACGCGCTGCTCAAGCGCGCCAAGCGCGAAGGAATTAAGATCTCGAAGGAAATTTGGTGATGACCGATCCCTTCACCGCCGCCAAGCGCGACCTCGAGGAGCGCGACCGGGTCAAGATGCTGGCCGACGACGCGCGCCAGATCTTGAACCACGCCTATGACTGGCAGGACGAGCCGCATGAGGACACCATTCGTTTCCTGATGCTGCGCGGCTATTCGTGGAACGAGGCCCGCACCGCGCTCGAGTACATCGACTGGGAGGACAGCCAGCCATGAAGCTCCATCCTGGCCCCTGGCGCGGCCGCGCCGATCCGATGAGCCCGAAGGCCAATCCGCACTGGGCGGCCATGTTCGCCGCCAAGCGGCGCGCGATCGACGTCGCCCTGCTCAAGGAGGCCGAGCGCGCGATCGCCGAGGAGGACCGTGATAAGGACCGCGTGCGAGCCGAAATTGCTCGCGCTTTTGGGAGACCGGCGCGATGAAGTTCTATGTTGGCATCCACCAGCCTTCGGACGCCAAGCGACTTGGCCCTGTCTTCGTCAGCGTCCATCGCCTCGTCGGCCCCCGCGGCCGCAAAACCCCATTCACCCGCGCGCCGTGGATCATGGACTCGGGCGCCTTCACCACCATCGCCACGCATGGCGGCTATCCGGAGCCGCCGGCGGCCTATGCAGCGCATATCCGCCGCTGGGCCAGTCCGAACCTCGTCGCAGCTGTGGCCCAAGACTACATGTGCGAACCTCACATGCTGGCCAAAACCGGCTTGACCTTGGCCGATCATCAGCGGCTGACGATCGAGCGCTACGACGAGCTGCTCGCTTGCGATCTGGGTGGCGTTTCCATCTTGCCGGTCCTGCAAGGCTATGACCCCGCCGACTATGCCCGCCACGTCCGCGCCTATGGCCGCAGGCTGGCGCCCGGGGCCTACGTGGGTGTTGGGAGCGTCTGCAAGCGCAATGGCCGTCCTGGGGCCGTCCTGGCGGTCCTGGAGGCTATCCACGCCGAGCGCCCCGATCTGCGCCTGCACGGTTTCGGCCTTAAGACGACCAGCCTCAAGGTTGAAGCGATCCGCGACCGGCTCGCATCAGCCGACAGCATGGCGTGGAGTTTTGCCGCGCGCCGGGACAGCAATGGCGACCAGAACAACTGGCGGTTCGCCGCGGCGCTCGCCAGGCAGATCGAGGCGTTATGACAGAGCACGCTATAAGCTGGACGACCAATCTTGACCAGTTGGGTTGGGCTATGGGTGCGTTTGCTGTTTTTATCGTCGCCTTAATTATCGTGATGGAGCGAGTAAGATGACCCAGTTAGACCAAGACCTCATCCGCCAGGCGCGACGGGCGCCGGCCAAGAACGAGGTTTCCCTCGACGATCGGATCGCCATGAACGTGCTCTGGCGCGATGGCGTGCGGCTGCGCGTCCTGATGAAGATTTTCGGGCGGGCGAAAAACACGATCTACTATTCCTGCCTGACCGGCGACGCGCCGAGCTATCGCTATGGCAAGGCGGCCGAGATCAACGACATCATCGAGGCGATGGGGATCGCCGCCGCGCGCAAGCGCTATGTCACCCAGGAGATGATCCGGATCGTCAATGAGGAGAACGCCGGTATCGTCGCGGAGCGGCGATGACCCCGGCTGAAGCCGCTGCGTCGCTCGACGAGCCGAATTGGGTCGCGTGGTTCAAAGACCTCGGCGGCGAATTCTCGGCCTATGAGGCGGTCCTATTCCAGTGGCGGCGATGGCATTGGACGCCGGTCGAGATCAACGGCCAGCACAAGCGCCGGCCGGCGCCGGCCGCTGACGGGATCGTCGCTCTCGCCCAGATCGGCGTCAGATACCCGACGTTGCTCAAGGAGCGGCCTCCAGGCCTATTCGAGGAGCAGTACGACGCTCATTGCTGGCTCCTGTCCCAGGAGCGCGCCTGGCGCATCCTGGGCGTCGAGGACGGCATGTTGATGCTCAACAGCTTCGGCGACGAATGGCAGATCGATCTGAAGAAAGCGAAGTGGGATGGTTACGTCGTCAAGGCCGCGGCGGCGCTGAAATGATCCCGTTCGCCGTTGATCTATATTGCGGCCTTGGCGGCTGGACCGAAGGGCTCCTTGCCGAGGGCTACCACGTCATGGGGTTTGATATTGAGGAGCACGTTTACGGCGAGCATCGGTATCCGGCAGAGCTCGTCATTCAAGATGTGTTGACCATCCACGGCTCGCAGTTCGCGGATGTAGACCTGATCGTCGCGTCTCCGCCGTGTCAGGAGTATTCCTACATGGCGATGCCGTGGACGCGGGCCAAGGCGAAGGCCGCAGCGATCCGGGCGGATGCGACCGGCGCCGAGCTTGAGCAGCTCAACGCCCTATTCAATGCCTGCTTCCGCATCCAGCGTGAGGCGTGCGAGGCGGCTGGGCGGCACATTCCGCTCGTCGTGGAGAACGTGCGCGGGGCGCAGCCGTGGGTTGGGCGGGCGCGATGGTCGTTCGGTAGCTTCTATCTTTGGGGCGATGTGCCAGCGCTGATGCCGGCGACACTCATTCGTCAGAAAAACGCCGGGCCTGACTGGGAACAGGTTAAGGCGAAAAAGTCCTCGCCGCACTGGACGAACCCGATTGAACAAGGCCGCAAGCTCCCCGGCTTCCGCTTCGATGGATCAGGCCGTTCGTTCCAGTCCGCGAGCGTCGTGAAGCAGGCGGTTGATCCAGATTGGGTTCCTCGCAAGCGACGCGCTGGCGGCCAAGGTGATGGCGGCGATTATTGGTTCCAAGAAGGGGCCTCGCGCCACGGTTCCAAATCCCCCGCCCGCAAGTTCGCCAGCGCCATGATCGCCAAGATACCGCTGCCTTTGAGTAGGCACATTGCAAGGACTTACAAACCCCGAAAAGGAGAAACCAATGTCACTGATGAGCCTGCTGGCCCTTCTGCCGGCGATCGCGGCGCCGAAACGGGATGATGCGCGCCTTGAGGCCAGGATCCAAGGACTCGAGGATCGCATCCGCGATCTGGAGGCCCGGGCGGCGCGAAACGACTATCCGCAGATGGCGGCGCAGCGGGCGCAGGCGCTCTATAATTGCGTTCCGGCGCGCGGCGATCTTTTGAGACGCTGAAACGACTGGGGCCCCCGCCACGCCATGCAACGAGGGCCCCGAAAGGAGGGGCTGGACGCGAATAGCCCCTAAAACCATCCATAGACGCCCGTGGATGCCTTGTCCACCGGATCATTTGACCCCGCGCGCGACGGGGTCCACATCTCATGCTTTCCCGAGAGACGCACGCCATGGCCTCCGACGTCGCCACCCAGCGGCAATTAACCACGCATTTCATCGCTCGCCACCGGCTTAACGCCCCGGCCGTCTTCTTCCGCCCGCACGCCGACACCCCGCACGCCAAGGACGCCCTCGCCGGCGCGCTCGACATCGACATCGGATCCTGGGACAGCGCCAACGAGAACAATCTCGGCGTCCGCCTAGAGGACGGCTATCTCGAACTCGACATCAAGGCCGCGGACGACGCCTTCGCACATGCGTTCTTTCTTGCTGCAGCGCACCTCGACGTTGATGCTCGGGCGGCGTTCGGGGTCAACCAGATCTCATCAATTCTCTTCAAGGTCGAGGATCCCGTCGCGGCGCAGCTGTGGCCACGCGGCTACAAGGACAAGCGGGGCCACTGGACCGAGACGACGGTCAGGGCCTCCACACCCCCCACCAAGACCGTCAAGGGCCTCACGCGCTACTCACGGCCCCTGCCAGGCTCGCGGACGCCCGAAGGCATCGTCGCCTGGCGGCCGAAGGGCAAGGCCGCGGCGCTCGACGCCGAGCTCGGGATAGAGGATCTCGAACCGCGCGCGATCGCTACGACAAATATGAAATCTATTTGTCGTGCGGTTGCCTTCGCCACGCTCGCCTATTGGATCCGGACTTACCTCGACGGTCTGACGGCGTGGGACGCCATCCTGACGCGCCGGATCGGCGGCTGGATCGCTCGCCTGGTCCGCGAGGGCGCCGCGATCAACGCGCCCGACAAGAACCTTGAGGGCGCCTGCTGGAGCCCGATCGACAGCAGCGACCATGCCCTCGACCTGATCGCCTTCCTGGGCAAGCTGGGGGCCGACAGCGACCTGAAGGTCGCCTACCTGCAGGCCGAGACGGCGCTCGCCCACAATCCGGACGCCCCGGTCAGCGGATGGCGGGCGATCGAGGAGACATTCGGGCCAGAAGGCATGCGCGGGATCCGGCGCGCGATGAAGGCCGGTTCGGACATCACCGTCATCGAGCAGATGGCCGAGCGTTACATCCTCGACCTCTCAGCCGGCGGCTATATCGATCGCGAGGCAATCACAAAGGGGCTGCGCTACGAGTATACCCACGACGAGCTCATCCGCAGCCATGAAAACCAGTTCGTCTTCGTCGGCGCGAAGAAGTTCAACGTCTTTAAGCTTTACGCCGCGTCGCCGCTGCGCACCGACGTCGCCAAGAGCGACATGTTCCCGGGCCAGGATCCCGGCGTCATCTTGCGTCATTCGGCGGTGCACGGGCTGGTCACCGGCGATTGGCAACCCGAAGAGTACAAAGTCGTCAACATCTACCGAGGTTTCGCCATCAAGCCGGCCGGGACGATCGATCCGGCGATCATGGCCAAGGTCGTCGGCATGCTCGACACCATGCTCGGGCTGCTTACCCGCGACAATCCGGCGCAGATCGACTGGCTGAAGAAATACGTTGCCTGGACGATCCAGTTTCCGGACAAAAAACAGCAGGTGGCGCCGGTCATCATCGGTGGCCAGGGCATCGGCAAGAGCCTATTCGGCGACAACCTGATGCAGGCGCTGTTCGGCGAGCTCGCCGGCAACGGCACCGGCTCGGCCCTGGTCAACAACAATTTCTTGATCACGCCCTTCATCGGCAAGCTGATCGTCTTCATTGACGAGGTCCGGATCGAGGGCCAGGCCGGCATCAACGAGGTGAAGAAGATCGTTCGCCAAAGCCGGATCTCGGGCCAGGTCAAATTTGGCCATCAGAGAGATTACTACATTCCGGCCCGCCTGATCCTCGCCGCCAACCACACCGACATCGGCCTGACGCCCGAGGACGCCGCCGATCGCGCGCTGTTCTTTATCATGGCCTCGACCGCCGAGAACAAGGGCATGACCGATCGCGAATTCCTCGACTGGACCGTGACGCTCAAGCCGTTCTACGCCAGCTTTGTCGAGATGCTTGAGTCGGTCGACTGCCGCCAGCATCTGATGCGCTACTTCCGCGACTATCCGTGCACGCGCGAGGAGCTCGAGGATCTGACCCACTCGTCGCGCAACGACGAGAACGTGGTCAAAAGCACGATGTCGAAGGCGCGCGAGGTGGCGCGCGAGATCGTCGCGACCGGCCACGTCATCGCCGGCAGCGACATCACCGCCTGGTTCAATCTCTACCATCTGCGGGCGGCAATCTTGCGCGAGGACGGCCAGAAGAGCCGCGTCGAGGCCTCGAGCGTGATGATGGAGTACGAGCGCGCCGGCGTGATCGAGCCCGCCCGGGCCGGCGAGGGCGGCTATTTCAAATTCAAATGGGCCTACGGCAAACTGCTGCAGAAGCTGGGCGAGGCCCACAATCTGCGCATCGATCCGCAATGGGACACTGGACCGGGAGATTTCGATGACAATCCAGTTCTATCGATGCAGGGCGCTCCACCGTGGCGCGGCAACAAGGTTAAGAAGGGCGACAATCGCCCTCGTCCTTTCGAGCCTGGCGATCCCGACTACATGGACCCCTTCTGAAGCGCACTGCTTCACCCGCTGGCATTACCCATGGGCGCAACGGTGTTGGTCAACTTCACACCAGCATTGGTCAGCTTTGGCCATGAAGCGAAGCCCCTTCACTTCCGAAGCGAAGCCCCTTCACTTCGCGACGGCCGTCCCAAATCAGGAACAGAAGAAGAACGTATTGCCGGATCTGACCGTGGTGGATTGGGGCCGCGCCGATTATTACGGCATGCCGATCGAAAGGATTAAGGGCATTGCGCTTTTGCGCGCTTTAAGCGATGTTCGCGCGGATCAGTGATCATTGACGGCCCAGGAGTCGCGATCATGGCCTCCACCTCCTCCAAACATCCGGATCCGCCCGCGCGCAAGCACGACGAGCCCGCGCCGCGTTCCGCCCATGATGAGCCGTCCACGCGCGCCAAGCGCGACGACGACGCGCGGCCGCCGGTCACCCGCGAGCCCGATGCTCCGTCCGGGGTCGGCCGGGATCCGCAGGAGATGAAGCTCGAGCTCGCCGCGCGCGATGTGCAGAGGCTGCGCGACGCTGGTCCGGAGCTGCACGAATACGTGCCGGGCGAGGGAGTGCGCAATCCCGGCGAGTATCTGAGCGTGGCCGACGAGCAGCGCGCCCGCTCGGCCGAGATGGAGAGGGAAGGCGGTCCTCATAACTGGATGAGGACGCATGAGACATCGCCGCGGGACAATGAACCGCAGGAGCCGAAGAAGACCGTCGACGGCGTAAGACCGCATGCCGGCTAACGATCTCGGCATCGATAGCGCTTGGCCGACTCGGATCCCGCCGGGCTGGCAAACCTTTCCTGACGGCTCCATCGGACCGCCCAACACTCCGTCTCCGATCGATCAGGCGTGGCCAACCCGTGTGCCGGCCTCACCTGGCGGCGGAGGGCCCCTAGCCCCCACCGGCGGCCCTCCGCTAGCGCCCGGGGGCCTCAACAACAGCCTTTCGGCGCGGCCGGCGCCGGCGATCAATCCCTATGGCGCCGGGATGCCCCGTGGCGCCGGCGGCCCGCAGATCTTTTCGCCCCAGGGCAGCAACATCGGGACCGGCAAGGAAGTCGGGCCGTGGACCAATCCGTCGACCGATGCCGGTACGCCCTCGCCGCAGATGATGGCTGACCTCGCCAAAGCGAGAGGGATGAGCCTGCCGGCCTTTTTGCGTAGCAACCCGATCGCGGCGTTTCTCTATTCGACGCTGTATTCCACCCCGGCCGAGACGGGCGAATATCATCCTGGCGCGCATCATCCCGGCGGCCCGCCGATGCCCGTTCCGCCAGCGCCCGCGCCGATTGATCCCTATGGGCCAACGGCTATGCCGACAGCGTCCGCGCCCCTTCCGCCAATTCGCCCAACCGCCGCGCCGACGCCGACCGTGCGCCCAAAGATCGATCCCAAGGCGGTTGACCTCGGCTACTATCGCCCGAGCGTCGGCAACGCGCGCACGCCGACCTATGTGCCGGCCGGGCAGACGCAAGCGCCCGATATTTTCCGTGGACTTCTTGCCCAGAGGCCGACATGAGCTATCAGGAACGCACTTTCGTCTTCAAGACGGCGCTGGTCGCCAAGCAATATGCGGCTTACAAGACAGTCGCCAACCCGACTCCGCCGGCGGCCCTGAACGCCGAGATCAACGCCATCGCTGGTTTTCTGGCGACCGACACCACCACCCATGACACCACCATCCAGACCGCGCCCAACGTTGGGCTCATACCGGGGCGTCCGCAGAATACGCGCTTGACCAACGATCTCTTGGCGATCGTCAATCGCGGCAAGGCCGGCAACCTGTCCAACCAGACTATGGTCGCGGTGCTCGACGGCATTTCCGGCGCGCTGTCAAAGCCGGGCCTGATCGACATTCCTTACGCTTCGTCCAACAATGTGCCGCCCGCGCATCCGGTCGTCGGCACGATCTGCAGCGTGACCACCGGCAATTGGCTAGGAACACCGACGTCCTACACCTACCAGTGGACGCGCGATGGAACGAACATCGGCGCCGCGACTGCGGCCACCTACACGCTGATCGCCGCCGACATTGGCGGCCACTCAATCCGATGCGTCGTCACTGCGGTCAATGCACAGGGCTCGACCGCCGCGCCGCCGTCCAACGCGATCTTAACCTAAACGCATTTTCCCGCTTGACAGGGTTGCTGTCCTTCCATTAGTCCTATCTGTGAGCCTCCACCCATAGGCTCCATCAGAAGGACGCACGCCATGAAATTCGACACCCAAACTGCGGCTGAGTTCGCCGGCGATAAGCTCGATTTGCTGCTCGAGCGCGCCAAGCGCGACACCAACGAGATCATCCAGAAGAACGACGTCCCCTCTGCGGTCAAGCATTATGCCGAGCTGGACGCGCTGGTTGACACGCTCGTCAGAAAGGCCTCCGCCCTCAAGAAGCATGTCGACAGCCTCTCGTATGAGATCCTGCCGACGATGTTTCAAAATCATAACGTCAAGACCATCAAAATCGACAATGTCGGTCGCGTGACCGTCAACGTCCGCTGGTCCGCCTCGATGATCGACAAGCAGAAGAGCATGGAGTGGCTGCGCACCAGCGGCAACGAAGGCCTCATTATTGAGACGGTCAACGCCTCGACGCTCGGCGCGTTCGCCAAGACCGAAACCATGGCCGGCAAGCCGCTGCCCGATCATCTTTTCCGTGTCAGCACAGCTCAACACATGAGCATAACAAAAGAGTAATTGGCGATGAACTGGTCAAACAAGGAACTGGTTGCCGCCTATAACAAGGCTTATCGTATCGCCAATCGCGAGAAACTTCGCGCCTATGAAAAAATAAGGAGCAATTTACCAAAAAATGTTTCCGCGCGTGCTGCCTATCAAAAAAGCAGGCCCCCCGCCGTGGTTCGTTTAGGCAATCTTGCGAAGTTTCGTTATCCAACGCAGCGGAAGGCCGTATGGACTCTTAACAATGCGATTAAAGATCGCAGGATCATAAGGCCAGAAACTTGTTCTCGATGCAATAAAACAGCCCGCATCGAAGGTCATCATCCTGATTACAGCAAGGCACTGGAGGTCGTTTGGCTTTGTCGTCCTTGCCATGTCGAGGAACACCGCAATGGATGAGATCGCCGCACTGATGAATGCGCGCGCTGAGGCGCTCGGCACACTGCTCGGCATGGTCGACGTGGTCATCCTCGCGCACGATAACGCGGTCGCCCTGCGCATGAGCGAGAAGATCGAGCTCCTGCGCACCGCGCGCGCGGCGCATACCGAGGCCGACAAGGCCTATCGTGACGCACGGCTCGGCAAATGAACGCGCCCCTCAAACCCCACCTCAAGCTGAAGGCTTACCCCATGGCAAACGAACTCGACACGCCCCGCACCGGCGGCGTCCCAGACTTCCTGCGCAAGATGTCGACCGGAACCTCGTTCGGCAATATCGACGCATCCGATTTGAAGCCGCCGCGGCTCAAGGTGCTCGCCGGCCAGTCGCCCGAAGTGCTCGACGGCGTCCCCAACGCCCTGCCGGGGAATTTCTGGGTCACCATCCTGAACCTGAACTTGGGGCCGAGCGTGATCGGCTCGCCGATCCTGCTGCGCAAGACCTATCAGGTCTGGGCGCCGAAAACTCCCGGCTCGTCCCAAAGCGGCCCCCTCGCCACCTCGTCGGACGGGATCAACTGGGATGTCCCGAACCAGTCGTTCGAGGTCAAGTTCTACGGCAATCCGCGCACCTACACCTGGAAGATCGGCAAGACCGTCGCCGAGACGGGCGCGCATAAGTTCGGCTCGAGCCAGGACGACGATCCGAAGTCGAAGCCGATTGCCACGCTGACCTACGACATTCTGTGGCTGATCGACCTGCCCAACGGGCAGAAGCAGCTGGTCGTCTTCACGTCCGCCAGGACCGGCACGAAGCCCACCCAGACTTTCATCTCGACCACCAAGGCCATGGGCATCGACCAGTTCTACCAGCGCTACCGGATCGTGGTGCAGAAGAAGACCGGGCCCACCGGCGATCCCTATTTCAGCTACGACTACCAGTATGCCGGCGAGATCGCCAACGAGGACGAGGCCAAGGCGATGCGCGGCCTCTACGACCAGTACTCGAAATCGGGGTTCGTCACCGACATGGCCGACGAGGCGGCCGACGTCGACACCGCTCGCCACACCGAAGGGACGAGGCGCGACTATGGGGCGGCGCCGGGGCGCGAGATCGACGAAGAAATTCCGTTTTGATGACCCCTCGCCTGTACGCCAAGATCAAGCGCCTGGCCGACGATCCGAGCTGTGATCCGATGACGCGGAAGATCGCCCAGGCGCAGCTCGACGCGCACGCTCCGCGCAATCCGCAGCATCCAGGACTGAGACAATCGGAGGAGTATCAAAAATGGGCGAGGACGATGAGGCGGTCGAACAAGGGCCGATCGCCTACCTCGACACCATGAACGAGGTTCTGACGATGACGATCGAGTTTGCCGAACAAGCGCGCAACTCGGACGATGTGCGAATGGGGGCTTACTTAAAAATGGCGTCACGCTGTTTGCGTTGCGCGATGGAGCTCTATGGCGAACATCTGGCGCAAAACCGCGTCGAGATGGAAAAAGGAGAGAAGAGTGAAAAAGTATCGAATTAGCATGGTCGTCACGGCCGAGGATTTTATGGAGATCTTCCCGGGCATTCAAAATGCCACCGTGTTCACAGTCGACGAGATCCTCGCTACCGACAAGTCTGCACCCGCCCCGGCGCCGCGCGCCGTGCGCAAGCGAACTTCCAAGGTCAACGAAACGATCCTGCAAGCGTTGAACGGCGGCATGGCGCGGACGGCTGAATTGAAAAAGGCATTGTCTGATGCCGGCCTGTCGGAGAATTCACTTTCGACCGGCCTCGCCATTCTGCAGAAGAATGGTCAGATCCGCCGCGTTGGCGATTTTTACAGCTCGGAATCCGCAGCGTGAAAAAGCCGCTTCACCTCGAGGATCTCGCGGCGGCCCTCGAGGCGAAGTCGCCCGCTGCCGAGCAGAGCGAGGCGTACTACAAGCGTCAGCTGGTCGAGGAGGTCAACGATCTCCCCGGCGGCTACGCCCAGCGGATCGAAGACAAGTTCCTGGTCGGGGCGCTCGACATGTTCCTCAAGCTCCCCGACCCCCTGCCTGGCGTATGGGCGGAAGCCAAGCTGGTCGAGGGCAACGTGTTCGCCCCGACGCGGCTCCAATTCAACAAGGGCGAGCGCATGATCCAGGCCGGCCTGGTGGTGGTCCTGATCGGCTGGCAGCGTGGGACGATGTACGTCTCGCCGTGGGTCAAGCAAGCCGACAAGCGCCAGTCCTTCACCTGCGACAGGCCGCACCATGAGGTTTTGCGGGAGTGCCTGTTGCACTGGGAGAGGACGCTGCTGCGATGACCACACCTGGCATCATAGAACAATTAGACAGATGCCTTGCGTTCGAGAACGAGCTTATCGCAACTGTGGGCGAAGAGTTCTACATGTGGATCGCTGATAGGGCACGCGCCGCCCACCCCGCGCCCAGCGCCGGGAATGAGGGCGGGGCATCGAAGTGGGTTCGTGGCCCAGAGGGAGAGTGGCTTCTTGAGCCAGACGACCGTCCACCGCCAACGCCGGTCGGGGCGGACAATGAGGCGAAGGCGCGCGACGCTATCAGGCGCAAGGTTCTTGAGGCGACGCCTGTTCCTCTCACAGGGACCGTTAGTATCGCCTATGGCCCTCCGATGGTCATTGACGAGGAAGCGACAGTTGCAGCAATCGTCGTCGCCCTAGCCCAAGCCGCCGCAGACGAGCGGGAGCGGTGTGAGGCGATTGCGCGGGCGGAGGCTAAGAGGGCCGTTGGATTTCCTCGCGGCTTCTACGCGGCCGAAAACATCGCTAACGCCATCGCCGCCCTTGCTGAACCTAAAGTCGGATGGACCAAAGCCGCTCGATCCGTTTGGTACAAGGACGCTTCCAATCCAAATGCTCCAGAGATTGTGGACGATAATCTAAAATTGAACGAATGAAAGCCTCTCCATGACCCAAGATGAATTTTCGGACGAGCTGATCCGCCATTGCGAGCAAGCGGCGCTCGAAGCCGTCGCGTCAGATACGGAGGGTCTTGTCCGCGCCGTCCTCCGCGCGAGCGGGTACGCCGAGCTTGTGGCGGCGCTGGAGAAGGCGCGTGATGAACTGGAGAGCTGGTATGATGCCAAAAATGTATTGGCAACAATAAATGCCGCCCTCGCCGCCGCAGGGCATAAGCAAGGGGGCGGGGATACCATCATCACGAAGGGCGCTTATCGTGGCGATAAGAGATTGCTTGATGATATGTATGGCGGCACAGATGACTGATACCGCCGCAGGGCATAAGCGAGAGAGCGGGAAATGAGCGATATTGAGATAACGATGGTTCCGAAAGACCTCTATTACCACGAGGTCGCTTACGTTCGTGGGCTTGAGAAGAAGAACGCCGAGCTTGTGGCGGAACGGGACATTGCTTGGGCGTCTAATACAGGTCTGACTACTGACGTTCTCGCTCTCCGCGCTCAGAACGCCGAGCTTGTGGCGGCGCTGGAGGGCGTGGTCAACGATGTTCAAGCGTGGTGCGACGCCATCGAGAAGAATGGAACCAGTTGGGACGATTGGGACGACCACTATAAGAACTTCGCCTATCGAGGGGGATTAGTCCGCGCCCGCGCCGCTCTCGCCGCCGCAGGGCAAAAGACGGGGGGCGGTGCGTGAACCCGTACAGGATCGAAGGCCCAGCCTGCGTGTCGTTCTCGGGCGGCCGGACGAGCGGCTACATGCTGCGCCAGATCGTTGAAGCCTATGAAGGGGCGCTGCCCGCCGATATAGTTCCTATTTTCGCCAACACTGGCAAAGAGCGCGAAGAGACGCTGCGGTTCGTTTACGAATGTGGGGCGCGATGGGGTGTTAATGTTCGTTGGGTCGAGTGGCGCGCCAAGGCTCCTCACTTTGAGGAAGTCGGATACAATTCCGCCGCTAGGCGCGGAGAGCCATTTGCGACCTTGATTGCCAAGAAGGGGATTCCTCCGAACTGGCAAATGCGGTTTTGCACTGAGTATTTGAAGGTGAGAGCGATGACCGCTTTTTTCGCCTCGCTTCACCTCTCTGACCCGTATCGAGAAATCATTGGCCTTCGACACGACGAAGGCCACCGCGTTCTGAAGATGCTGGAAAGGAATGACAAGGACGGCAGATTGTGCGTCGCGCCACTGGCGACGGCCAAAGTGACCTTGCGAGAGGTCCGAGAGTTCTGGAAAGCCCAGCCATTCGATCTCGGGCTTGAGCCTGGGGAAGGCAACTGTGATCTGTGCTTCCTCAAGGGACGAGGTTTGCGCAAGGAACTTATCCGGAGGAACCCGTCGTCCGCTGATTGGTGGAGCGGCCAAGAAACGTCGGTTGACGGTTTTTTTGACCGTCGCGACTCCTACGCTGGGCTGAAAGATGAAGTTCACAGATCGCCAGACATGTTCGACTTAACCGCCGAACACGACGTGGAATGTGGTTTACTTTGCGAGCCAGCTCCAGCCGCCCTCGCCGCCGCAGGGCATAAGCCATGAAACTCTGCATCGACTGCGAATGGTACGGCGGCGTGGCGCTGCAAAACGGCAAACCTGTGTGCGAAGAGCCGCGCAATGACTTCACCAGTCGCGTTGATGGGTTCGAGCTCAAGTTCGACGCCCTGACGTTACGACAGGACGAACGCTACTGTGGTTTGGAAGGCAAATGGTGGAAGGAAAAGGTCACATGAACATCGACGACCTGATCAAAGACAAGGAAACAACGCATGGTCACTTCGACGACACGGCGACAATCGCCCAGACCCTGAAGGCCATCATGCGACGCGGACGCAACTGGGAGAGCCTTCCCAGTCCCAGCAAGGAGGCGCTCGAGCAGATTGCCACCTCGGTCGCCCGCATCCTCAACGGCGACGCCGCCGATCCCGAGCATTGGAATACCATCGCCGGCTATGCGCGGCTGCGCGCTAACGCCTTCGCCCCGGCCTACCGGCGGCCGGCGATCGCGTCTGACGACGTCGAGAGCGGCATCTCCTCGATCGCCCGCCGGCTGCGGCCGGCGCCGCCGCCGCGCGTCAACGACGAGGGAGGGGCAGCGTGAAGAACATGTTGGATGATGACGAGCACGAACAGGCTCGTTATGCGCTTTTCAAAAAATGCGAAGTTCTTGCTGGTCACAATGAGGCAATAAGCGGGTACGCCGTCGCGTTTGTGCTATTCGATGTTGTTGGTCAGTTGGCGGAACTTAATAAAAAATTTGGGAGCCTCAATGCCCTGATTGGCGATTTGATTATGGCCATGCCGGACAAGGATCCGGAATGAGCCAGCTTGATCCCGTCCAGATCGAGGCGATCAAGTTCTCCTGGGGCAAGCGCGGCGTCGGCTTCAACCTCGAGCAGGGGCTCGGAAAAACCCTGGTCGCGCTGACCGAATTCTCATTCCTGCACCAGAAGGGCCGCGTCGACCGGATGATCGTCGTCTGCCCGAACACCTTCAAACGCGGATGGCTGGACGAGATCGAAAAACACGGGTTCCAATTCGACGTCCATATCTGGCGTTCGGACAAGAAAATAGTCGCCGCCGCCTGGCTCAACATCCACCACCACTTCGGGCCGCCAGTCCTGATCATCAATTACGACGCCGCGCGCATGCCGGGCGTGCTCCGCGCGCTCCGGATCTGGGCGGCGCGCGGCCCGACCTATCTCGCGATCGACGAGTCGATCCAGATCAAGGGCCACAAGAGCCTGCAAACCAAGTCGGTCCATCACCTGGCGCCGGGATGCGCCTATGTCCGGATCCTGAGCGGCCGCATGCAAACTCAAGGGCCTCAAGACCTCTGGGGGCAGCTGCGCGCGATCGGCCTCTTCACTGACCGCAACTTCTACGCCTTCCGCGGCCGCTACTGTGTTATGGGGGGCTGGCTCGACAAGGAAGTCCTGGCGGCGAAGAACACCGAGGAGCTCGCGGAAGCCATGGCTCCGGCAGTATTCCAGGCCAAGAAGAAGGACTGGCTCCCTCTGCTACCGCGCAAGGACGCCACCATCCGCGACTACCAGATGTCGGCCGAGCAGCAGCGCCAGTACAACCAAATGGAGCACCAGTTCCTGCTCGAGATCGAGCAAGGCGTAATCACGGTCGAGGTCGCGATCGCCAAATACGCCAAATTGGCGCAGATCCAATGTGGTTTTATCTATGACGAGCAGGGAAACGCGCACGAACTTGTTGAGCAGGCCGAGAACCCGCGGCTCAATCTCTTGCTGCAGCTTCTCGAGGAAGAGGTCGAAGGTAAGGCCGTCGTGGTTTACCGGCATCGCGCGGTATTGCCTGTTCTCCTTCGCGTTTTGGAAAAGTACAATCCAACTTGGATTAGTGGCGGAATGCACCCCAGCGCTGTCAAAGAAAACAAGGACATGTTCAATGGGGAGGGAGAGTTTGCGGGACATGCCGGCACCCGGATCCTACTGGCCCAGTGCGACGCCGCGAAATACGGGCACACGTTGCTCGGCGGGCCCGGGCCCGACGACAAGTGCCGGACCATGATCTTCTTTGAGAACAGCTACTCGGCCGACACCCGCGACCAGATTTGCGATCGTATTCACCGTCGGGGACAAACAGGTGATAGCGTCTTATACATAGACCTGTGCGGCTCAGATCTTGACAGACGTATCGTAAGGGCATTGCAACGTAAGGATAACTTATATCGTTCCGTTTTCAAGAACCTCAAAGTCGCGGAGCCAGCATGACCCCCGCACAAGCCGTCTTTCTTCTGATGTTCGGTCTTTTCCTTGTGACCATCGTCTGTCACTGACCGCTCGCCGCGTGTCCAACCATGAGATCGACCAAAGCGTTGCCAACTGGCTGCCGCCAGTCCGAGATCGGCTTGCCGGTCGCAATGGCGTAGCGCGCCGCGTTGAGACTTGACGCCGGTCGCGGCGCCGCCGCTGCATGCATCCCGCCGAAGAGAAGAGCGTCCTCGCCTGCGTGGATGGCGGCGTTGGTTAACGGGCTCTGGCCTTCCGCGGCATTGAAATAGCCCTCGAGGCCGCCCGCGGCCGCGCCGGCGACCGGAGCCGCAATATGGCGCGCTGTCCACCAGTTAAAGCTGGGCTTCTGCGCTTTGGCCAGCGTCGCGAGCGCCTGACTTTGAGGGGTGCCAGCTCCAGGGGCATTCTGCGGGAAAGACTGAACTTGCTTGACGGCCCCCGCCGGGATCGCTGTTGGATCGGTTCCGAGCGCCTCGAGATCCTTGATGCGGCCGTGCCAGAGGTTGCCAGCTTTCTGCGCCGCCCCGGCTTGCCCGACCTGGGCCGGGGCGCCGTTGGCTATGCTACCCGGCATCGGCTGGGCGTTCTGGAGCGTGCCGTCGAGCGCATCAGCAAAGCGATTGGCTTCCGGGCCGCCGACGTCGCGAAGATCCATGCTGGCCTTTTGTAGATTGCGCCCGGTCACTACGGTTTTTTGGCTGAGATCCCTGACGATATTGACAGCATCCTGCGGCACGCCGAGATCGATATTCGGTTGTCCCATCGGGTTGCGTTCTGTCTTAAGAGCGTTCCAAACCCCCTGAAGCGGTTGCTGATGGGCGGTATCGAAGTAGATCGAATTGAGGGGCTGATAAGCAGCTTCTTTCTGAGCATACATGCCGGTTGGCGGTCCGCCCTTTCCAGGAGCTCCAACCTCCGGAGCTTTCGGCGCCGGCCCCGAGCCGCCGACCGCGCCGCCCGCCGCCCCGTATAGGGCGCCAAGAAGCGCGCCCGTTCCGACGTTGCTGGTGTCGGTCCAGCCTTGGTTGTGACCGTAAGTGCCGAGCGCGCCCGCGCCAGCGCCCTCGAGGCCGCCAGCCGCCATCGAGCCGCCAATGCGCGCGGCAAGGGGAGCCGCCGCGTCCATGACGCTCGGCGCGAGCTTCCCGACCGCGCCAACGGCTCCGCGCCCGAGGATCTGGCCAGGCCCGGCGCCGTAACCGATGGCCTGCGCCGCATAATCCATCAGCCCGAGGTTCTGGTGCGCCTGGTTGATTGCCTCTTGCGCCCCAGGCCCGAGCGCCTTTCCGACCAGGCCGGCGGTAGCGTAATCGCCGATCCCAATTCCGTAGTCTTGCGCCGCTGCTATGGGAGACTCGACCGCAGCGCGCGGCTTCAGAAAGAAATCGGAAACCGCATTCCCTGAAGGCTTCCAATTCTGGATCGCGGCGTCCCCGGGCGTGATTGAGCCCATTGGCGCACTCGCCGCGGCCGTTGGCGTAGCTGCAGGCTCAACGAACCCCTTTCCCTGTCGATAATTATCCCAAGCATCCGCCATTGTTTGCTCTCCTATGGCGCGGTGTCGATCTTGCCCGCGTCAGGGCCCCCGGGGATAATGTATTTTGCTCCGTGTGGCAGCTTCGCTATGTCGCTGGGTTGATGAACCACATAGCCAGTGCTCTTATCGGGGAGGATGATTTTACGTCCTGGCTCCAGGTTCGCGATATCGCCAGGCGACTGAATTGCAACCGGAGCCGGCCGATTGACCGGCGCGTCCGATCCCATGGAGCCGCCTTCCTTATAGATCGGGTTCATGTACTTGTCGTATTCGGCGTCGGATAAGCCAGGATTGCCGAACTGCTGCGCCTTGCCGAACAGATTGGTGCGATGATTGAGCACCTGATCGCGATATTGCTCGGTCGCTTTGAGGAAGCTGTCGGCCCCCTGCTCGAGGCCCATGCTGCTCTTCGACGGCGCGTCTGCAACCAGTTCCTTGGTCGAAATGCGCGAACCGGGAAAGTCTTGCACCGCAGAGCCAAACTGAGCCGCCATAGTGGTGTCATAAATTTTCTTGAGCGCTTGCGCTTGCGGCGACAGCTCGCCGGTCGGCTTGAACTTGGACTGATACGGTCCGACAAACTCATTGATATACTGCTTGTTGGCCGGATCCAACAATTGATTGATATTGCTCAGTTGTAGATCGTATCCTTGCACCGCATCCTGGAAGTTGTTCTGGGTGGCGGAGACCTCTTTGGCCTTTTGTCCTTCGACCTCGGTGTGAGTCTGGTACTGATCGGGATACTTGTAATAATTCGGGATCGCCGAGTCGTTAGGATCGGTAATGCCGTGCTGGCTCATATAAACTTGCTTGCCCCTCTGCATTTCCTGCGTGACAGGCGGGCCGCCGATCCCAGCCTGTTGCGTGATGATGTCGCCGGCCACTTTGGCGCGCGCGTCCGGCGGCAAAATCGCCCAATATTGAGGATTGACGCCTGGAGGAGCCGGCGCGCCCATCATCGCCTGCTGCTGCCGCATCATCAGCAAATTCTGCAGCAGCGCCCCAGGATCCTGCGAGCCGCCCCCGGTCATCCCCTGCATGATCTGCTGCGCGCCGCCGGGCGGTCCTTTGAACCCGCCGGCCATCAACGCCATGTGCCGGTTAAGGCTATCTCCCAGCTGCTGCGACCGCTCGAGCTTGAAATAAAGCTGCGCCAGATCGGGCGGGCTCTGGGTAGCCTGCGCATTGGGCAAAGCAGGGCCGCCAGGAGGAGCCGCGGCGCCGGGCTGTCCGCCACCACCCGCGGCAGGCGCAGGGGCGCCCTGGCCCGGCTGCGGCCCGGCAAGCGCCTGATTGAGCTGACCCATCGGGTTGCCCGTCATCAGGTTGGCGAGCAAGCCGCCCATGCCGTCAGCCATCGTCTTATCCCGTCTGCATTTGTCTGAGCGTATTGAGGAACGGCGTCGCCTTGCCCGTGTTCGCGGCCAGGAAGGCGCTTACCGCGCTCGGCTGCTGCGGAGCTCCTGTCGGCGTTTGCCCCGGCTGCGGCCCTGCGGCGCCATAGCTCGGCGGCTTGCCGGGATTGGCCAGCGCATTGAGATAGGCCTGACGCAGATCGGGCGGCGACGGCGGCGGACCCTTGCCAGGCGCGGCGGGCGCGGCGGGCGCGCCCTGGGGCATAAGCGCCTGCAACGGCATATAACTGCCCGAGTTGAACGCGCCCCCTGGCATGTTCCCGAACCCGCCGTTCCCCGCCTGAACGGTGCTCATGTTGGCTTGTTGCTGCAGCATCTGATTGCGCATGGCGGTGTTCTGCGCGTCGATCTGCAATTGCTGCGGTGTCTTGGCCGCCTGGGCCGCGGTAATGCCCGCCTGCATTTCCTGCATCGCCGGCGTCGCCATGAGGCTGCCCGGCGCCGCCGCGCCCTGTGCTTGGCCCGGCCACGACCCCGATGTCTGCACCTGAGGCTGCCCCGGCGTCGAGTTCAGCGTCGTGCCCGGCGTCCCGCCCGCCGGCTGCGCGTTATAGGCCGCCAGCGCCTGTTGATACTGCGTCTGGGCGTTGTTGTTGTAGTCGACGAAGCTTTGGATCGGCTTGCCCGTCGCGTCGGTCGGCGGCAAATTGCCGGCGTCGCCAGTATAAAATCCCGCCATCGGGATTTTGCCCTGAAACTCCAGATAGGGGTTCGGCCCGACGAGCCCTTGGTAGCCGATCAGGTTCTGCATGTCGGCAAGGGGATCGTCGCCGCTAGCCATTGTAGTCTCCCATCGAATTCAAGCCCATGCCCATCGAGCCGCCCTGCTGCATCAGCTGCGCCAGCATCTCGTCGGGCATCGACGGACCGGCGTTTGGCAAGCGCGGCAATTGACCGGCGCCCGCGCCTGGCGCCGCGCCGCCGGGCGGAGCCGATCCCCAGCTTAAAGGCTTGCGTCCCTGCGCCATGATCTGCGCCATCAGCTGGCTGGCGTTGGCGGCGAGAGCCTGCTGGCGCTGCTGGCCATAGGCGGCCGCGGCCTGCTGCTCTTGCAGTTGCTGCGCCTGGGCCTGCTGCGCCTGCTGCTGTCCTTGCTGCGCCTGATCGTCTCCGCCGCCGATCGCCTTCGCCAGGGTTCCGATCCCGGCCGAGAGCGGGCTCGCCTTGCCGCCCTCGCCCGGAGTGGTGGCTTTCTTGATCCAGTCGCCGGCGGTCATCGGCGCGGTCGTTGGGGGCGTGGTCGATTGGCGCGCGGCGATTGAGGGATCGATCGCGCCAGTCACACCGGGGATCGACGGCGAGGGTGAGCCTACGACCGAGGTCAACGGCGCACTTGGATCGACGCCGGCATTCTTGATAAAATTCTGCGCCGCCGCTCTCTGCGCCGCCGGCGTCCCTGGCGTGTTCTGAATGGCCCCCTTCGACAGCAAATCGAAATTGTTGAAGTTCGGAGATCCCGGCTTGCCGGTGCCGGAAAAATAGCCGGCATAGAAGTCGCCGACTGAAGCCTTGGGATTGGCGGACAGAACCGCCTGCGCATAATTGTCGATCCCTGTCGAGCCACGACCATAGGCGCTGACAAACCCCGGATACTGACCATAAAGCGGATCGGCCATGCTCGCCGGCTGGGCGCTAGAATACCGGCCGCCACCGCTTTCCAATGTCCCGACCATCGAAGAGAGACGATCGGGTCCGGTCGTGTTGAGGCTCGTCCCCGGCACAGCGAACCCCCCGCCGGACGCGCTTGCATCACCTACATTCATGGCCAATCGTGAGGGAACATTGGCGGGATTGGTTTCCGACCACGGCGTCGGCGGCGGTTGGTTCATGGCGGTCTGTCGCCAGTTCGCCAGCTCGACATGACCCGGGTCGCCGGGAATGGTGTTCAGTCCCGTTTGTGAGGCAAGCCGCGCCAGCTCGCCCTGCGGAATCCCAGATATGTCGCTGGCGGTCCCGTATTCATGCGGCGAATAGCCAACAGGGGCTGCTTTCTGCACCGGCCCATGCTCGGGATAGGGCAACGGCTGACCGGCCCTCGTCGCCGCGGCGTTGGCGACCAGTTGCGCCTGCAGATTGTCATCGCGCACGCCGGAAAGAATGTTCGGGTTGTAGCCTTCCGCCCTCGCCCTCTCGAGGAGCTGACGCAGCGGACCGCCGAAGAGAGGGTCGAACCCCGTGTTGACCGGATCAGCCACCGAGCGCTCCCACCATTGGGATCCGCTTCATCCGCGGCGCCAGGGAGAGGGCGCTGCGCGACGGCGGCGTGGCCATGGGCGACAGGCGACCGGGCGCAGCAGACGATAGCATCCCAATCGCCCGCCCCACGCCAGGCGACGAGGGGGGCGTCGCCCGGCCAGGACTGAGCGCGTCCAAGGTGGGCATGTGCACCGCAAGATGCCCCTTGGTGTCGACCGCGCGCACCGCATGCGGAGCGATCTTCATCACGTCTTCCGCCATCGGTCCGGAAATCTTCGGATAGGACTTCGGGTCGCCTTTGTAGCGGTAGGAGTACATCGGAATGCCGGTGTGATGCCTGCCGATCTTCCGGATGTCGGTCTTCAGCCGGCGGTCGGATCCGAACAGGCCCGCGCCGGCGAAGTCGCCCAGCATCCCCATCGCCCCGGTCGCAATCGCCGCCGGATTGGAGGTCTGCGTCTCCGAAGTCGAGGCCGAGCTCCCCGATGTCCCGGTGTTGTAGGGCGTCATGCCGAGCGACGACTCCATCATCCCGAGCTGCGCCTGCGGATAGCTCCATGCCTGCTGGAACTTGGCCATCTGGGCGTTGATGTCGTTCTGCTGCTGCTGCTCCTGCTGCGCGCCGGCCGAGGTCAGCATGCCGTACTGAGCGACGTTGTTCTGCATCTGCTGCTGGCCGAGATTGCCGAGCCCCGACGCCGCCAGGATCTGCTGCTGATTGGCGGTCAGGCCCGCCTGCTGGTTCGCCAGCTTGGCGGCGTTCTGCGAGGCGACATCCGTTCCGGCTGCGGCCTGCGCCTGAGCAAAGTTGGCTTGGTTGAGCTGCGCCGCCATCTGACCCATGCCCATTGCGCCCTGCGCCTGGGTCACGCCTTGTTGGATCGCCTGCCTCGAGCCGCCATAGGCGTTGGCGCTGTTAGCAGCGTTCTGCTGCTGGTTCTGCGATAGCGCCAGGTTCTGCTGCATGATCGGCAGCGTCTTGTTGATTACGTCCTGAGTGTACGGGTTCTCGTAGGGCTGAAGATTGGTGTTGGCGATCTGCGATGGGTCGACTTGCTGCGGTTGATAATTCTCGGCGGTCATGAACCCGGCCTGCGCCGCGTTCTGCGCGCCCTGGCCGACGTTGCCGCTATTCGCCGCCAGGTTCCACGCCTGTTGCATCTGCGGCGAGACGTCGGCGACCATCTGGCCCTGGTATTGCTGCAGCGGCTGCGAGGCGACTTGCTGCGCGAGGCCGTAATTGGCTTGGCCCGCGTTCTGGACCCACTGCGGGATCTCGTTGATGGACTGCGACGAGCTGTTGGTGTTGGTTGTGCTTGAGCCGCCCATCACAGTTCTCGTTGATAGAGGTAAGAGGTGGTCTTCACCTTCCAGCCGCGCGCCGCGGCGTCGTTGACCCAGCCGCGCCGACCATAGGCCTGCACTAGGCCAATGTCATTGTCTCGCGCGTACTGTAGAATGCGGTCGTGAAGCCTGCGGCATGTTTCGAGGTCGCCGAGCGCAATCATGATCTCGAGCATACGAGCGCGCGGGAAGTCGACTACCTTGGTGATCGCCCAACTGCCGCCGTCCGCGAATGATTGCATCCGGCCTACGGCGATCTCCGCCAGGATGTCGGAAACCGTATAAAGACCCCCCATGCGGTCGAGCGCGCGGGCCAGCTTGCGATGGTAGGGATGCGCGGTCATGGATTTGATCCGAGCGGCACCGGCGTCAGCACCACCGCGCCCGCTGTCGTCACCTGCAGCATGAATACCGCCGGCGCCGTCCCAGCCGGCGCATCGTTGGCCTGCAACAGGATCCCCGGAACCGCGGTCTTGGCGCTGACTTTATCGGACAAGCCGTTCTTCGCCCAAAGGGCAAAATTGCGCAGATAGTTCTCGAGCCCTTGGTTCTCCCCGATGCTCGGCAGGACCGGCGGCTCTGGATGGTGAGGAGGTGATTGCTTGGCCATCAACGATCTCCTCGCGCCACCGCATCGACCAGATGCTGGCCGACCGTGAACGTCAGCACCGGCGGCGACGCGACCTCGATCTTGAGCCGGATGTCCCGCCCCGTCGTGCGGAAATCGACATAGCCATCGTCGCGCACCGCGCGCGGCGTCGTCTGCAGTTCCGGATCCCCGACACTGCGGCTGTTGCGGTAGAACAGCGAGTAGCGCAGGCTCGAGGCGTCGCCGTCGATGTCGGGCAGCATCTGCTTGACGGTGATCAGCTGTGTGCCGTTGAGAATATTGAGGTCAAACGTCTCAGCCCAAGGTAGATCGGCGTTGCCGTAGGTGTCGCCGAGTTCATGCTGAAAGGCGATCGTCCCATCCGCCATGATCGTCTGGGTGGTGAACGACGCCGCGATGCCCGCCGAGCGCGACATCCGCCCTTGCGAAAACCAGCCCTCCTTGTAGGAAAAGATGAAGCAGCGGGTGTTGTAGGGCTCACCGAGCTGCGGAAAGAACCACCAGAATTCCGAAAAATTGCCGACATGGACCGCGCATGCCTGCTCGCGCACGTTGACGAGATCGATGTCGTCGTCGATCCATGATCGCACCAGGCAAGCGACCGGCGAGATCGTGGTGCCGTCAAAGGCGAACAGGCCCTGCTGGCTCATCCATAGCGTCATCGACGACGAGACGATCACCGACTTGGGCGACCATGGCGTGCAGTTGTTGCCGAGCTCGACATAATCGTAGACGTAGGGGATGCCGAGGAAACCGCTGAGATAGGCCTTGTGTGCGGTCCAGAACACCGTGCCATTACGGGTCGATATTGCGGTCACGATCGGCGACGCCGGCTCGATATCGAGGAAGCCCGCCTGGCTGGTCACGTCCGAGAAATTCCAGCTGTGATAGTTCTCCTGATCGCACCAGCCAAACCTTCTGAACGAGCCGCCGTCAGCGGTGCCGTCGTTGATCATGCCGAGAATTTTGACGAACCGCTCTGGGGTGACGACGAACAGGCGGCCGCTCGGCGCAAACCCGGTACCCGTATCTGCGCTCGTCACTTGGGTCATCAAACCGCCAACGCCAGGATCCCACTCGAGCAGCCTACCGTCCGCGCTGGTCATTGCGAGCAAGATCTGGCCGAAGTTGTCGAGGGTCCAGGCGTTCGGTAGAACGTCGATCGGGATGATGCCGCCGCCCTCGCGCGCTTCGCCGTAGCCGCCGAACATCAGCACGTCGTTCGCGCCGGCGCTGTCGATCGCAGCATTGGCGGCCAGGATCAGCGTCGTTCCAACATAGCTCGACACCACGCCGACCAAAGGCGGATCGTCGTACGGCCCGATCGTGATGTCGAAAACGTGGGTTCCCGGGATCACCCAGCCAGGATTGGCGACCATATTGATATTGGGCGAAGTCGTGCTGAAGGAGGTCGTCGCGGAGAGATCGGCGCCCACGCCATAATCGCCGTCGCCATAGCCGCCGACGCCAAGCACAATCGTCGGCGCAAGACCGCCCGCGGGCGTGATTTCGGTGAGCTCGCCGCCGGCGTCGACATAGATGTTCTTCTCGCACAGGTAGGCAATGTACCGAATGCCATCGAGGCCAAACCATGAATGCACGGCGCGGCAGCGCGAGGCGAACGGCGGATAGGCGTACTGCGACTGGCCGCCGACCGGGGCGAGTTGGCCCTCGACCCAGCGGCACAGGTTGACCTCGGCCCAGTTCGACGAGCGCATCTTCTTCGTCGCCGTCGCGACGACGCCAGGAGGAATGTCTAAAGCTCTAAATTGCGTGGACATTGGAATATCCAGTGGGCATAGTAAGGCTATGCCCAAGGGTGAAAATCAGGTCATCAACCTCACAAGCCGACGGTTCAATCTCCTCACCGTTATTTCGCTCGCCCACACCAAAGGCGGCAACGCTCATTGGCTTTGCTGTTGTGATTGCGGAGCCGATCATGTCGTATCGGCTTCCAATTTGAAGACGGGAAGCGTCCAATCCTGCGGATGTGCGAAAGACACAACCATTGGACGCAAAAACACTCGTCACGGTGACTGGGCTCGTCGCGCACCGGAATGGAAGACATGGTCCGGCATGCGCGATCGATGCCGCAATCCAAAGAACAAGGATTGGAAAAACTACGGCGCTCGAGGAATCTCGATTGATCCACGTTGGAATGTTTACGAAGACTTCCTCGCGGACGTTGGTCGTAAACCAAGCCCTCTTCATCAGCTTGATCGCATCGACAATAACGGCCCCTACGCCCAGTGGAATTGCCGCTGGGCGACCGCAAAGGAACAAGCCAACAATCGTAGGCGCTCTCACTGGTACCGCACGATGTAATTTAGGACGAAATAGGAGACGTCGTCGCCGCCGGGGGCCGCAGCCGGATTCTTGCTCAACAGAACTCCGGCAACGGGATCGCCGGCGAGGAAGCCAAGGGGAACTTGCCCTTTCAGGTTCGGCACCCCGAACGTCGACCCCGACGCGCCGCCGAACGTCACGCCGAATAGCGCCGCCAGCGCGGGCGCTACCGTGTTGGCGCGCACCGTCCCGTCGCAGAGGAAAAAGTTCGCCGGCGCGGTCGCCGTCATCCACATCAAAACGCCCCCGATCGGCACGCCGGCAAGCCCGGCCGCGGTCGCCGCGGTCTGAGCTGCGTTGGCCGTAGTCTGCGCGGCGTTCGCGGCGGTCTGAGCGGTTGCGGCCGCGGTCGCCGCGGTCGCGGCAGCCCCCGCATTGGCGAACACCTGGCCGTCGATCGAGTCCAGATCGGTATTGATTTTCGCGCCCCAAGTCGTCGGGCTCGCGCCGGGTTCGGGCTTGGTCCAATGGTAATTTGGAGTGAGGGTGTCGGGCATCAGTTTCTCCCTGCGCAGACCCACTTGAGTGTGTCTGTGCCCGTGCCGGTGAAGGTCAGCGTCGTTATGCTCTCGAGGACGCTGTTGGCGTTGGCGGGCGTCGTCACATCGGCAGTGATGCAATCGGGCGGGCTCGCATAGATCCCACTGAGCGTGTAGGTCGCCGCGCCGCCAGCCAATGCAATCCTGCCCGTCAGATCCTTGTTCGCCGACGAGCCGCTGCGCAGCACCGTAAAGCTGTAATCGGCAAGGTTGGGATCGTTGGAAAGCTCGGCCCCCGTCGTCCATTGAAGGATTTTGACCGTGTCGCCGGTTGCGCCAGCGTGCAGGGCGGCGCTAATCGTCATGGTTAACGACGTGCATGAGACGTATGTGCCCAAGGTGTCGGGCGATCCCGCAGCTGACGCCCCCATATCGGAAAGGAACAGGCTCGCCGGAATCGTCGCTGTTGGGCAGGCCGCCACCGCCGCCGTCGTCGCCCCAACAGCAACAGGGGCGGTCAGGGTGGTGGAGAAGACGGGAACGTCAACCCATTCCGACGCGCCGCCGGGAACAGCATTAGTGAATATCGCGACATCGCCCGCCGCATGAGCGTTACTAACGGGCTTAAGAGGGGACATTTCAAACTGGCGATCCTTATTATTCCCCTGATTTTCGCCGCCCATGAGTATGCCATCGGGGAATTCGGTCATAAGGGTGTCGGTGCCACCATACCCCGTGTAGCCAGCATTGTTGCGTACAAAACGCATAGCGGTATTTACATTTTCACTGAAATACCAAAATCCGCCCTGCGGATTCCAACCTATTCCCATTACGAAGTTGGTCGTGCAGCCGTTATAGCCCCACGCAATATCATATTGAGAAGAAGCCTCTAAACAAACCCCATGTGCCCTATCGGAGCCGCCTTGAATGCTTATCCCGTTCTGGAACTGCCCTCCTGACCCATTATTTGCCGGGGCATAAGTAGCTGATCCGATTTGACTAGCAGAGTAAACGCCAAATTGCGTCAAGCCGCCGGGAGTCGGAGGTAGCAAGGTAACTGGATTCGCGCATCCATTCGTGCTGCCAGAAGTATAACCGCCAAATATCATACCCCTATTATTACTACTGCAATTCATAAGCACGGACCATTTGGCGTTGCCGTTCTCTGGGCTTTCCATATCCGGATTAATGTGAGTCGACCCCAATGTAGCGCCGTCAAATAAATCGGCGATATATGAATGACTGTATGTCTCGTTTATATCTACATTTTGGTTCCCGGTATCGCCCGATTGCCATCGAGCAACCAGATTGAAGTCGTGTATGTTATTCTCATCAAGAGATAATTCGCAGTTGACGCCTCCACCGGAGGAGCAATTTAGCGATTCGCCAATAGGGAAATTTTGTATCGTCAAACTCCTGGTCGTCGCTGCCGTCTCGCGATGTTGCAATCCCGCAGGCAGAATCCACATATTGCCTTCCGCCCCCGGCAAATGGGTGACGCTAGCGGCGGTTACGCCATAGGCCGCGCCCCTCATGTGGAACGTCTGCGCTCCTGCCGTACCTGCAATCGGACCAAAAACAGAAGCGCCCAAAAATTTAAAGGCGTCGCTAACCATTATGTCGCCGCCGTAGACCTTGCGCGGCCCAGAGACGATAGTTACGAGATCCGATCCCACAGTCGTCTGAATTTTGAATGCCTGACTGAGGGGAAGCTGATAAAACCTAGCAGACACTGGGTTTGGAACGGCTCCTGAAAACGTAGCGGCGCCAAAACTTCCCGCCGCCGTTCCAGCGCATGTCCCACCCCCGGCGCAATAAACGGAAGGATAAGAATTAGTGTCCAGTCCGGGATACTCCGAATGAAACGTGATAACTCCAGATCCGGCGGTATAAGCCGCTCCAACAAAGGGATCGCGCTGGTGCGCGCCTTCGCCAACACCGGGAGTGAAGGTGTTGTACTCCCCTCCTGTCCAGTTAATAGCCGTTACTAAATTGGCGGCAGAAGCGTCAAAGGTAGTCCCGACCAAAACATGATAGGCAGGCGTAGAGCTGGTAATTGGGCTGGTTTGGAACGTATATGTGTTCGGACCGAGGTGAAAGGTATCGTTGTTATTAAAATTATTCGTACCCGTCTGGGTGAAGGTCGCTGTTGCGAGCGTCCCATTGCCATTCTGACCAAACGATGAGCTAATCGGATTAGACAGGGTTATCGTTGTTCCGGCAATATTGGTTACGGTTGTTCCCATAGACGTGGGCAAGACCGCGTTTGTTTGCTCGTAAGCATTTTGGAGAGCAAATGCGATAATGCCGTCGCCTACATGCCAAGTCGATAAAGGTATGACCCCAGCAGGATCGCCAATAAACGCCACATTGGTTAGCGTGTTTGGATTGCTGACAACATCAATTGTTGCTTGGCCAAACCCCATGCTGACAATACCGCACCCGGTTATCTCGCCCATGCCCGTACCGCCATCCGGCGATACGCTGGGACTCTCAAAAATAAACCCATCAACGCCGGGGGCAAAAACAAGGTTCACTGACGGATACTGATCCCCAGACGGACAATGATAATTTGCAATACGGCTATTCACGAATGGCTGAGAAAAATAATACGTGGTCCATTGCTGGCCAGCGGCATTACTGCGCGGGAACAAAACATCATATCCACGCGCCACGCCCGTTCCATGCGATTGCGCATTCATCAAATTTTGCAAGAACGGCGAATTATCTGGCCCATTGGGCAGCATGCCAATAGCCGGATCAGTGACAAGGATATCCGCTTCGCCGCTTGACGAAGTAAATGAATGATTTGCTGAATTTATGGTTCCCATCGGGGCCCATACACCAGTAGGGTCGAGCACCTGTAAAACTTCCGGCGTTTTCGATGGATCAACCGTAAGATTGGCGGGCGGCAATGATTGAGCTATTACCCCAACTACCAATAGTTGAAACCACACCAGAAAACTAAGCAAACGTCGCTTCATCAGGGAACCCCAATTGCGGTCATGTATGTGCGAAGGCGGGTGTAGAGCGCGAGCTGGAGCGTCGGGCCAAGCGATGCGCCGAAATATGCGGCGCTTAACTTGTCTGGCGTCGCCCCGTATGTAGTGGCCCAACCAATAGCGAAAATAGTACTAACAAACGCCGCGGATGTGCTTGATACGACCCCCAATGAGGCCCCATTCCAATAAGGCACGGTTTGCGTAGAGGAGGAACGGTCTCCGGAGAACAATCCCTTATTCCCGGGGGTGGCGATGGACGGCCCGCTCGCATCGTTTATCCGGGCGAAGAATACGTTGGTGGCGTTGAAGTTCGCCACGATGACATTGTTATTATTTAGCGTCCCGCCAAAGTCCACGCCATTGCCTGCGGTTCCGGCGACGTTATAGCACCACACGCCAATCGCAGTAGAATTCTGGGTCAGGTGGGGGCTGGTCGCGGTTGTCGGGTTGAAGTTTGTGCCCAAACCGCTCGCGCCGAAGGTGAACCCCTGCAATGCCGTAAAGACAGAGACCCCAAGGCCGAGAGTAAAGTTCGTTCCACACAGGTTAAGCAGCGCATCGCCTTGGACTTGCTGCGCCAATATATAGAGCCCATCCAAAGGTGCTCCGCAGCCAGCCGTCCCGGCAAGCGTCCCGGTGATGACCCCGTCAGCGACAAGCCCACAGATCAACGTCCTAATGTTAGCACCATTACCCCCTTCATTGCCACCAGTTGTCCGTGCCAAATAATTTTTCGCCTGAACACAATCACCCCCAGCATTAACAATATCCGGCATCATATCTGCTCGCGCAGTCCAAGGCAGCAGGCACACCCAAATAAGAATAATCCAACGAAACATCAGGAGTTTGTCCATGTTCCAAAAGATGCGCCCACCAGATAGTGCGTCGCATCGCGGCCAACTAAACAAATCTTATCGCCTACTGCACCGCCAGAAACCATCGTACCTGTACTAACAGTGCCATAGCCGTTGAAGGTAGTTTTCTCGAATTGCACCCCGGAGATCGCCGCAATTGTAATCACGGTTACAACCGTCGAGTCATTACGGATACAGAACTGAAACCCAGCGGCGGGCACAGGCAGCGTCACGGTGCATGTCGTGGTGCAGATATAATAGCCAAACGCGCCGGTCATCGTGCCGCCGGTGCTCGCCGTGAGTGGAGCAGAAGCCGTGGCGAGGCCGGTCGAGGAATTAATGTTCGCCGCCGCCGCAGTCGCCACCCCCGTACCGGGAACTGTCGTCGCCAGTGCGCCGAATGCCGTTCCCCCGGTTTTAGTGACTGCCACCGCCCCGGTGCCGGTGTTGATCGTGGCGTCGCCGCTCGCCGTGAAGCCGCCGAAGGCGCTGCCGCCCGAGTTGAACTGGATCTGTCCGGACGTCCCACCTGGAGGCGTCGCCGGAGGGATCGCCGCCGAAATCACCCCGCCGCCGGTTGCGGTGATCGTCGTGCCGTCGACCTTGACGCCGCCGAGCACCGTCGTGGAGGCCGTAGGAAGGGTGTAGGCAGGCGGGATACCGGTGGGCGTGAACGCATGGGTCGTCGGATCGATCGTCCCGATCGATGACCACGTTTTAGTGCTGTCGAGCACCTGGACGACGTTGGGGGTAGCGACGACCAGGCCGAGCTGCGCCGGCGACGGCGCCTGGGCGAGGGCCGGCCCCGAAAGCAGGCTGAGAAGAAGGAGCCCTCGCTTAAGCATGCGTGTACACAGCGATGACCGCCGCCCCCGGCGGAATGGAGAAGGTCGTGCTCGTCCAGGTCAGGACCTTGCCGCTGACCGTGAAGGCCGCGTCGGGGCCGACGGCGAAGAACGTCGTCCCGTTGACCATGAGCATCAACACCACGCCGTCAGGGGTAAACGAGAGCGGCGGAATCACATTGAGGGTGGTGATCGGTAGGGCGTCCATCGCGATGAGCGTGCCCCCGGTCGGTCCGGGCGGTCCTGCGGGCCCTGCCGGTCCCTCCGAAGTCGAGCTGACCACGTCGAAAACGATCGGCTCGCCGGCCCCAGCCGGGTATCTGAGGGTGATCGTGTTATCGGGCACGTCGACGGTGTAGCCGTCGAAATAAACCAACCGATTGCCGCTCCGGTAAACGAACAGCGCCTCGTCGCCAATCGTCGCCACATTCCCGAATTCATCCGGCGTATCGAGTGGGAACACCGTTTGCCCGGCTGTCGCTGTATAATACAGGCTGGTCGCAACCGGCGGCCCTGGCGGCACTACCGGAGGCGGCAACGGCCCGGTGCATGGGTCAACCGGAATCCAGCCGCTCGCCCCTGGACTGACTGAAGCCCAGGTCATCAGCCGAAGCTCCTCACCCGCGCCCGCGCCAGCCTCGAGCCGCTCGCCTTGGAGCGCAGATGAGCAGCGTTGAGCTTGCCGATCATGCCATCGGTGAGGTTCATCAGCGAGCTGGCCTTTTCCTCCTCGCCGACCGCATGCAGATCGGCGTGCATCAGCGAGCCGTAGAGGTAGAGCGACGGATATTTGGTGTAGACCCACGACGTGACCGTGTCCGAAAACACCGGCACCTCGGCGTAATAGCTCATCTGAAAAGCGGTGCCCTCGACGTCATCGACCGGGCCGCCGAAATAAATCGTCCGGCCTTCGATTGTATAATATCCGTAGGTGCTGTTGAAATTCGGCACCGCGGCGCTGGCGTAGGGCGTGGCCGGAAGACGATAGAACTCATCGCGCGGTTTATAGCGGATCGGCTTCCAGCCGGTCGGGGTCGATCCGCTCGCAATCAGCATGAAATCCGACTGGATCCAGTCATCCGGCAACGGAGCGCAGCCGCAAGTCACCACATTTTGCACCGTCGCGATCATCCGATCGACGCGGAGGTCGCTGTTCAACTTTTGCTCGCATTGGTGAACGAACCCAGTGACGAGCGCGTCCGACCAATCCTCCCTATTTGCGTACTCTGCGATCTGCGCTTTGAGGTCGGCGAAGTCGGTCACCGACGCCGTCCTCGGGTTAGCCCCTTACCGCGCGGCTCCTGAGTGTCGCAGGCCGGCGGCGGCCCCATCGCGCTGCGCGCCGGCGGCGCCCAGAGATCATTCGCGACCCTTCCCTTCAGCTTGGGCGGCCGCTTGGCCGGATCGCCCTTCAGTTTGAATGTCTTTCCACGCGGCAGTTTCATTTTGCCTCCTACATCCGCCCTGTCAGCAATAGAACAACAAGAATGATAAGAATAATACCCACAATGCCAATGCCGCCACCATAAGCAGGACCGTAGGCGTTGTGGGCATAGAAACCGCCACCACCAAACAGCAAAAGAATGACGATGATGATGAGGAGAAGACTCATGCTCATGCGTGAACCATCGGACCAAACACCACCCACCCAAGGCAGGCCAACAGCACCCATAAAAGGAAACTGTTCGCATAGCTCAAACGCGGGTCGATGCCCCACCAAATGCCGAACTGGGTTAGCAGCCAGAACAGCATGATCACCCAGAAAATCAGACCGATGGGCATTATTTCGACCCTCCTGCTGGCTGGCAGTTCTCGATCAGCATCTTGGTCAGCGTCTGGCGCTCGTCGCGCTGGACATTGGCGACATAAAGCAGCGCGAAAATCATCCCGGCGTTGAGCACGACGACGACGAGCAGAAGCGGGCTCGTTTTAAGGGCGCCGATCGTTTCAATGCCAAGCTGGGTCATTTCTTGCGCTTGCCTCCGTGATAGTTCGGGCCGCCAGGAGCCGCGCCAGCCTTGCGCGCGAGCTCGCCAATGACCCCGCCAGGCACGCCGGCGGCTTTGAGCTGTGCCGCGCGCCCACCGTGGCCGAGCTTGTTCGACTTGCCGTGAAATGTGCCGGTTTTCTTCATCGAATCACCAATACATGCAGGCGAATTTGTGGTTTGCCGTCGTCGCGATGATCGACAGCGCGCCTTGGGTGCCGAACCCATAGCCAGGCTCTGCGGTGCCCGCGCCAGCGAAAGTCGTCGCCGTCCCTGATGCCAGGACGAACGATCCGGTGGTGTTGACGACCGCCGCTCCGGTCACCGACCACCAAAGACCCTCGGTCGTGTCGAGGTTCTCGAGCCGCCACCCGTGTGGCGCGGTGTTGGCCGGAATGACGATGAGCGCGGTATTGGCGCCCAAAGGCCCAGCCGCGCACGGCTTCGGTGTAATCTGACCCGGATTGTAGTTCTGCGCTGCCGCCGGCGAGGCAAAGAGCAAAAGAGCAAGGAGAAGATTTTTCATAATTGACCCTTCCAGATCCGCCAAGGATCGGCCTCGCTCGAGTTGAGCCATACTTTGAATAGAGGAGGATCGTCGGCAATCCCGGCCCGCTGCAACTCCTCGTAGATGACGGTCGGAATACGATGCGTAAGTCTGCCGTCGCCATTGTTACGCATAATCTCACGATCGCGCGCGATGCTCTCGAGGATCGGCTCGACGTCCTGGCTGTGCTTCACGTGAAATACATTGGGCGTCGCATCGTCCGTCAAAATGGTCCGGACGACACCGCCTCGAGCTGAATATCGCCGCTTCTGCTCGCCCATTAACCGGCCCCGCTTGCGGAACACTATGCTTTTACAGTAGTTTCTCCGCCGCCCGCCGGGCCAAACCGCTGGAAGCAACTCTCCACGGACGGCGGAGAAACTAAGAGGCGGCTCGCTTCTGCAGGGCAAGCCGCCTCTCAATTACTGTTTGATGCCGTTGAAGAGGATGTGCGCCAGATTGTTGCGCATCTCCACTCCCCACTCGACCACGATCATCCGAGTCTCGGCGTCGCCGACGCGCGCCATCAGGTACTGACGGAACGAGCGGAAAAACGCCACAGCCGCATAGTCGGGATCGATCAGCAGCCCGACGTCGGCGGCAAGCCAGCGGGACGGGATCACTTTGATCCTGCCAAAATCCGTCGCAATCACGTCAACGGTGCTCACCACCTCGGTCTTGCCCACCAAAACCTGGGTAGTGCTGCGGCCGACGAAGCTCGACACGGTGCGCCGCGGTCCCGGCGGAACGACGAGAAGGTTCGGGCTCGCGCCGTTGGTGTAGGCCAACTGCATCGCATCGTTGAGCATCTGTTCGGTGATCGACACCTGCGAACCGCCGGCGACCGCGGCAAAGGCGTCGGTAGCCAAAGTCGGCAGGCCCGCAGTGACGGTGCCGGGCGCGATCGCGGCGTTGGCCACGCTGCCCTTGCCAACGGCGCGGCCGAGCCAATGAGCGATGCCTTCGGTGACGCGCGCGGTCGGCGTGGTGTCGTCGCCGGCAACCATCGGCTGACGCGAACATAGGCCGACCTCGATATCGCTCTTCAGCACCTTGCTGACCATCGCCATCTGGTGGGCCATTTCGGACCCCTTGCCGGCGGCGTCGCTCTCCTCCTGGGTGCCGGCGACCGTCGCGTCGCGCTCGGAGATCTGCGTCACGTTGAACGGGCGCAGGGTCGGCGTCGATAGCGCATTGGAAAGCTGGAAGCCTTCGAACTGGGCGTTATAGCCGGCAGTCGGATAGGCCGGCGCCACAGTCGGCAGAAACTCAGTCTGCCAGTCGAACCGGCGGTTCTTGACGTTGCGCCGGCGGATCGCCGACATCACCGGCGTGTCGAATGGATCGATGTTGTAGATTGCGTTGGACAGGTCTTCTCGATTGCCTGTCGCCTGATATGAGGTGAAGGCATTGGTGACTTTTGCCATGGGGAACCCCTGGGGTTAGAGCATTCGGCGAAACACTTCCGCGGCGTCGTCAAGACGTCCGGTTTGCGCTAGCTTGCGCTGTGCGTCGTCGAAGCCCTTACGGCGCGCATTCCCACTTAGGGGGGTAGCCGCTCCGGGGGTCAACGTCTTACCCTTGCCGGGAATGAGGGCCTTCGGGAGGTTGGCCGTCATTCGTCTGAACTTGCTTGCCCACCAGAGAACCGTGAGCATGCGCGGATCAAACACTGTTGCCGTCTCGTACTCGTTAAACCCTGCGTCCAGCGCCGTGCGGCGCATGGATTTCTTTTCTTTCTCCCACGTCTTCTCGTCGGGAAAATCTTTTCTGTTGTCCGACCAGAACTTGTTCTGGCCTTCTATCGCATATTTTTGAATGCGTCTATCTGTCTCGGCCGCCTCGGCCGCCTCGCGATTGGCCCGCAACTGCCGTGACTGCGCCAACTTGCCGTAGAGAGTGTGGAAAATCTTCTGCTGCGCATGCGCCGCCTGCGGATCACGCGCAAACTCCTGATCCCAATTCGGCTCTTGCGGGATCAGACTGGCGAGATCCTCCTCGTAATCAGCGCGCGCCTTGCTCCATTCCGCCCAGCCCTGACGTAACTGCGCAGCGTTGGTCTCAAGCTCGACATTGGCCTGGTTGAGTTGCGCTACCCGCTGATGAAACGTCGCCTGGCGCACATAGCCGCGCAGCGCCTCGGCGAGCGTGACCTCGTACGGCTTGCCCTCAACCGTGATCTCGTATTTCTCGCCGTCGTCCGCCTCGGGCTCATCATCAGACTGCGCGACAACCTGATCGTCGTCGTCGCCTTCGTCATCAGGAACCGTCTTGACTTCTTTCGGCGCCTTTCCCCGCGTCCCGCCTTCGTCGCCGTCCGCTATCTCGCGCTCGCGCGCCCGGTAAGCCTCGTTCTCGCCGCCGTCGCTAATGTCTCCGCTCTCGTCGCCTTCGATCGAGCGCTCCTGAAACATCGTCTCAGGCCGGCTCGGCGTCTCGACCATCTTGCCGCGCTGATCAACCGGCGCGTCTTTTTGAGGGATCTCGCGACTGAAAAAAGCCGCTACCTGATCAACGCCGTCAGCCATGTCGCGCTCTTTGCTTCTCGCTGGCGATCAGATGATCAAGCATCTGTGGAATGCCCTTCAACGCCTGCAATTTGGCTCTCGTTTCCACCATCCGCATATGATCCGCCGCCGGGCAACTCATCCATTCAGCCGTCCATTGCCGTTCAAGCAAACCCATCGCCGCCATGAAAGCGCGGTCGTCCTTCAGGCTCCTGGCGTCTCGCGCCAGTTCCTTGACGATCTGCTCATCAGTGCGCTTCGGAGCCTCGTTCATGCGCCCTCTTCATCGCCGGCGTTCTTCGCCGCCAGCACGCCGAGAACATGCTGCGACGCTACCTTCTGCTGTCCGACCTGATGCGCTGAATTCGCCTTCGCCATTCCAATCTGATGCGCGCTCTGCGCCTTCATGTTGGCGACGATGATGTCGTTCTCAGCCTTCTGCTGCGCAATTTGCTGATCGCTCATCATCTTCTGCTGATTGAGCTGCATGTCATGCTGCGCTTTTTGCTCCTCGAGCTGCATCTCGCGCTCGATCTGCGCCGGATCCGCTCCGCTCTTCTGCGCGTCAAGCTGCAGCTTCTGCATGTCGTATTGGGTCTTGGCCTGAAGCTGGTCGTACTTGAATTTGCCCTCAGCCTGCATCCGCTCGCGATCAAGCTGCTGCTGTCCAACCGCCTTCGCCGTGTCGCTGCGAACCTTCTCCATCTGCGCCTGAGCCGCCATCGCCATCGGATCGGGCGTCTTTGGCGTCGACATAATCATCTGCATTTGCTGCGGCGTCGGCGTGCGGAAATAACGCCCGACATTCTTGATGTTGGCGATCGCCATCATATCGCCGATCGTGTTCAACATCTCAGGAATGCCGACGACTGGGTTCTGCAACCCATACTGCGAAATGACCAGCTGCTGATCCTGCTTGATCTGGTTCAGCGCCAGCATCCGCGTCATGTCGGAACCCTTGCCGAGATTGGCGTTGACCTCGACCGCCATCGAAGCGTCAAACGTGCCGGTGTCGTAAGGAACGAACTTGCCGCGGATCTTCAGCGTCCGCTTTTGGTTTGGGTTCTCGCAAATCTCGTTGTAAAGGCCGGTGAATAGATCCTTGAACCCGGTTTCGCACAAAACACGGGCGACGAGCTCGGTGCGCTCCTGCGCGCCATTGATCACGGCCTCGACCCCGATCATCGTCGATGACTGCAGCGCCTTCGGATCAAGACCCTTGGCCGCATCCGATAGTCCGGTGCGCCGCTGCAGCACCTCGTTGAGCATCTGCACCACCGGCAGCGCCGCCTGGCCCAAGAACGGCGTGTTGGTGAACATCACCGAATTGGCCGGATCGCCGCGAGTGCGGATCACGGCGCCAAGATCGTCGTTGAGCGCATCGTCAACGTCGACCATCAATTCGTTGATCACCGTCTTCGGATTGATGCTCTCAGCCGCGCTGTCGAGGATCGCCCGCATCATGTTGGTTTTGATGCGCTGAATGTCCTCAGTGTAGTCGGCCAGGCTGTCGCCGATAATCGTGTGAGAAATCGGATCGCAGGAAAACATGGCGAACTTGATCCGGTTCGCATCCTCGTCGCCCACGATCTCCCGATCTTCGCCGAAAGTGCAGATGTAACGCAGCTCGGGGAAACCGTCGCCGTCACGATCGATCTTGATGTACCACTCGCCGTATTTCACCCCGTCGCCGAGCCGCGTGCCCATGAACCGACCGGGATTGCGCAGCTGCGGCTCGGTCGTGAACGCGCTCTCCGACGTCTGAATGTGATCGAGACAGAGCTCGCGGTCGTAGCCCATCGCTACCAGCTGGTCGACTGGGACAATTCGCTCATGGCCGACGATGCGTGAGTCTTTGAAGGTTCTGGCGTAGCGGTCGAGCCGCATCTCTTCCGGCGGCACGCCGGCGACCTTGATCAGCGGCTTCGACTTCTCAAACTGGATGACCACCCTGTCGTAGATCGTTGGCGGAGGCGGACCAGCCGGCGACATGGGTCCAGACAAGGCGCCCATTGGTGAAGGAAATGGAGACGGCGGCGCTCCCAGCGGCGCAGAGCTCGGCATAGGCGGCCCGCCAGGCGGCGGCGAAGCCGCGGGAGGCGGCGAGGGCGGCGTCGGCATCCCACTTGGAATCGGGTTGCCCTTGTCCACCACCTTGGCGCTCGGATCCTCCATCGTGAGCATCTGGATCTGCTCGTCCGAGATGTTCTCGAACGTCTTGGTCTGTTTTTCCGTCTCGGTGTCGCTCCACCATTTCACGAACCCCGCCTTGACAGTCAGCGCATCCTTGATCGCGCCGTAAAGGATCAAAAATCCCGGGTTGTCGTTCCAGAACGTGTAATTGACGTAATCAGTCGCCTGCTCCGAGGTGTCGACCTCGGCCTCGCTGCGCGGAACGAGCGCCACGGGAGCCTCCGATGCGCCAAAAAGCCGCACCAGGCTCGGCAGCATCATCATCACCGCATCGCGAACGTCAGTCGAAACAAACGTGCTGCGGTTGGGCTGATTGGTGTTGTCCTTGTTAAGAATTTCGCCCAGCGTGGCGTTGGGATCCTCGCCGATGTAGGGGCTGCCGGGATTATAGGGCCCGATCCAAGGCTCGTAGCCGTAATAGTAGAGCTGCGCATGATTGCGGTCGACGGAAAGGAAAGCCTCCTCGTAGTCGCGCGCGTCGCCCATCATCGCTTTGATGTAGGTCTCGTAGCTTTCGGGATTGCTCGGATCGTAGGCGGCGTCGCGTGGACCTTCGCTGTCCTTAAAATGTGAGAAGATGCGCTCCATCGTCATGTCAGCGCGGCCTTGAAGGCGTTGTAGTAGCCTTTGATCAGGTCCGCCTTGTCCGTGCCGTTGATCACGCGGCGGGCGTTGTAGGCGTCCTCGATCCCTTGCGACTTGATGAAATATTGCTGCAAGCTCGCGCCGGTGAACCAGCCATAGACCGAGCCGTCGAACAGGATCAGCGCCGACGCCTCGGGCTCCTCCAACAACTTGTCGGGGTACTGGTGGATCTCGCACGCCGGGTGGGCGTACTTGTCGCGCAGGATATCTTCGCCCGTGACGTAGTTTTCCTCCCACGTCAGTTGGACGTAGCCGCGGCCATAGTAGCAATTGCCATACGGGCCCGCAGGCTCGCCGTAGCTGTGGCCAGCGCCCTCGCCGTACTCGGCGATCGGCTGCATCGTCGCTGCCGTCTCATGGTAGGCGGTCGCCAGGCAGTAGGCGAGCCACATCGTCCCATCGTTCGGATTGTTGGGAGCGAAGTGCTCCTCCCACATCTCCAAAAGATACTCCATGCCGTCGACCTGGCTCTGGGTCAGGTTGCCTTGAAATGGATTGGCGCGCACGGCGTCGAAGAATTTCTTGCGGTCGTATAACGGCGCTTCCGGCTCCGGAACCACCGGCTCGACCGGCGGCGGGATCGGCCGATGGAGATCAGGATTGAAGTCAGGGTTGAGGTTCGGATCGATCATGGGTCTTCGCCTTCGGCTCGTTCGCCGCCGCGAGCGCCGTCTCGAGCGTTTGCAGCGTCGTCAACACCGGCTTCCAACGATCGCTGGAGTTGGCCTCGATCGCCTTGATCGCCTCGCGCACAAAGGACTCGGGCTCGTCGAGCTCGACCAGCAGATCTAGGCTTTTTGTCACTCTTTCCGCTCCCTTGGGCATCACGTCGGCCATGTTGCGGCCTTTACGCACCACATCTGCGCGGTCTGCGCCTCGGTGATGGCGATCGAGTACATGCGCGCCACCTCGGGGGACGCCCCGGTGCGCATCGTGTCGCATAGGTCGATGAACTTCGCGGCCACTTCCTTAACCTGATGAACGTAGGCGTCGCCGCTCGGGTTGAAGGTCAGGCCGACGGCGCGCTCGCCAAAGGTCAGCTCTCGATCGTCGCTCAATCCGCAATCTCCCAGTCGGTCGCCAGCAGGTCGGTCTGGCTGCATAGCCACGGCACCAGGTCGCCCAGCGCCGTCAACATGAAAACATAGGGCAGCGTCATCTTGGAGTGCTCGTCGGGGTTCTGCAGCTCGAGCCACATGCCCTTGCCGTTCCAGCCCGAGCGCCGCACCCGGTCGCCCGCCCGAAGCGCCTCGACCGCCACGCCAATGTCCATCACACCAAGCCCCTCAATCGCCGACGCAGCCGCCCCGCCCCGCCATGTCTAGCAGAAAATCCGCCGCTGACCAGAGGTATGCCCACGCAGCCAGTGCGAAACGCATCCGCCGCGTCCTCAGCCTCGTCAGCAATCGCAATCCCGTGCTTGCCGCGGCGATACGAGCGCAACCGCGCAAGCCCCTTGCGCGTGCTCTCCTCGTCGAACCAGGATATGCCGAGACTGCCGCGGGTCGCGGTGATCCCATCCTCGGTCGAGTGGTTGGGAACCGTGATTACCGGCTCCTTCAGCAAATTGACCAGCTCATGGCGCCGGCTTTGGCCGGTCGACAGCTCCCGAACCTCGACATCATGCGGCAGAAGATGCGCCCGATAGGCGAACCCGCCGGTTTTGGCCTTCAAGGCGAGCAGCTCGGCATAATGGCTGAGAGACTTGCCCCGGCCCTCGATGTAATCGATCCAGTGCAACTCCCGGCCGCAGATCTGAAACAACCAAATCACCTGCAAATGCCGCATGCCGAGGTCCCAACTGGTCAGCACCCCGGTGTTGAGATCGGGCGGGACCTTGGTCACCCGATTTTGGCTCTGCAAGCTGTTGATCGCCTCCTGGTAATAGGCCCCCTCCACCGGCGCGGCGAAGCTGCACAGCATTTCCCGCGCGAACTCGTCCGGGGACATGTCCTGGCGCATTTCCTCGACTTCGGCGGGGGCTAAGGCGCTGTCGCCGGTCGCCGTGATCGGAATGTCGAAAATCGCCCAGTTCGGATCCTCCTCGGCGCGCAACTTCAGGGCATGAAAATGATCCTCGCCAGCAGCCGTCCCCGACACAATGGCAAAACCGCGATAGTCCGCCAAACAAGGTCGGACGACGCTGGTGAAGGCGTTGGGATGGAGGAGCGGGTACTCGTCCAAAACAGCGCCGTCGAGATAAATGCCGCGCATGCGCTCATAGGCGAGCGCGCCGCCGTAAAGCCGGATCTGAGCTTGGTTGGGGAGCGTGACGCTGAGCTCGCCCTCCATGGTTTTGATGTTCGGAATGGCGTTGGTGTAGTGCTTGAGATAGCCCCAGACGAGGTCCTTGGCGGCGTCGAAGCTGGGCCCGATGTAGGCGTATCTGGGGGGAGGGGTGGCGCGCGGGTTGAGATTGGCGGCCCGGATCAAATGATTGACCAACGCCACCGTCTTGCCAGCCCGCCGATGGGCGACGCAGAAAATCCAGCGCTTTTGGGTGTCGTGCAGCGGGACGAAATGCGGCCGAGGACGGTAAGGGATCTTAACCCGGGTCTGGGGGTCCAAGAGCGGCTGGGCCGTCGTCGCTTCCATCGTCCCAGCTTATAATGATGCGCGTCGGGCCAGCAAGAGTGAGCTGGGGGGAGGATTGGCTGACGGGGGCAAGCGGGTGGCTCTGGAACTGCGCGGTCGCGGCGATCTTCGAACTGGCCCATTCGCGCCGCCGGTCGTCCTCAGCGTCGAAGGCGCGGCGGTACTCCTTGAGCACCCGATTGTTCATCAGCGCGGCCAGCTCTCGGTGCAGCCGCTGCAGCCGAGGACTGCGGTCGATCACACGCTGCAGCCGAAGCGGATGAAC